CATATTGCAAACCAGCGGCAGGACATGCTGCACAAACTGTCCACCCAGATTATCCGGCAGAACGATGTCATTTGTATAGAGGATTTGACCCCGAAGAACATGGCCAAGAATCATAGGCTGGCGAAATCCATTGCAGACGTTTCTTGGGGTGAGTTCCGGCGGCAGCTCACCTACAAGGCAAAATGGCAGCACAAAGCGTTGGTAGTAGTAGACCGGTTCTTTCCGTCCAGCCAGCTATGCTCCGCCTGCGGTGCTCAGTGGACGGGGACAAAAGACCTCGCCGTGCGGGAGTGGGTCTGCCCAGAGTGCGGCGAACACCACGACAGAGACATAAACGCCGCGAAAAACATCCTCAACGAAGGACTGCGCCTGTTGGCGTAGTCAGCATATATGGTAGGGCGGGACACGCCCGAACCTATACGCTCGGGGACACCGTGTAAGACCTCGCATGGGCAGGCTGTGGTGGTTGAACCGAGAATCCCCCGGCTTTAGCCGTGGGGAGTGTCAATTAACAACAGCCTAAAGCCAAACAGAACCACGCTCAATATTCGGGCGTGGTTTTCTTATGCCTATTTTTAGGAGGAAATCAATATGGGCGATGTAAATCTGGGGACAATATCCGCAGAGCTTGATTTAGATACCAGCAAAATGAACCAGCGCGTTGATGAAGTTTTAGACGCGTGGGACCGTATGAATAAGGGCGCTTCTGAAGCTTCAACCGGACTTAGCGGAAAGATGATAACCGGCGTGAACCAGTACCAGCAAAAATTGGACATCATCGCAAGTAAATTGGAACGGCAGCGCAAATTGATTGCTCAATTGGAAGCTGCGTCGAATAAACCAATCATAGGTTCCAACTCTGCTGCTGAAGTAGAAAAAGCGACCGCGCAGCTTGAAAATGAAAAAATCAAGTTAAAGGAACTAGAGGCCCAATTTGACCGCACTTATAACGCACAGCGTAATTTTATTTTACAGCAGGACAAAACCGCTCAGAAGGTTCAGGAAACCGCCAAAAAGATGGATCTCCGCGAGGCCGGAGCCAATGCGCAGATCGGCGCAAACCTTGCCGCTACAGGGCTGCGCAGCATAGATCAGATCGCGCCCGGCGTAGCGGGAAACATTGGCAACATTGTTACACAGATCAACTATGCACGCCAAGCGATGACAAGCGCAAGCTCTGCTCCGATGAAGTGGGCAATGGGGATTTCTACCGCCGTTGGAATTGCTTTAACCTTAGTGGTCGCCGGCATTCAGCAAATGCAAGAGGCGGAGGAGGAACGGCAACGTATATTTGATGAAAGCGTTCAAAAGATTCAGGATTATGCAGATAAAATAAAGTCTTTTACAGATGAAATAAACACTCTTAACAACGCGTCGGCCAGCACCAACGAATTAGTGGAGGCAAATAGAAACTTGGCTAACACATTTCCTGAACTAGTAGTGGGATGGGATAATAATGGTAACGCAATTCTCGCCAATAACCAGGCGCTTGATGACTATTTGGAGACATTGAAAAAACAGCAGGAGATCCAACGAGAAAGCATAGTATCCAAAGGGTATGATTTACAAAACGAGTATAATTCTACTAAAGAATCTTTAGATTCACTAATAGAAGCACACCAAGTTTTAAATGGATCACAGGTAGATTTTTTTAGTAATATAGATAAATATGTGTTGATCGGGAATCTTGATAAACCTTACGCTGAGGAGGTAGCGGATTTAGAAAGTAAACTTATCGAGACAGAAACAAAATTGAAAAGCCGTTATAAAGGACTTGTGCAGGGAGAAATTGAGCTTACCAATATAAACGGAGAGGTCATTGGGACATATCAAGAAATGAACAACGCACAAGAAGCTGTGGCAAATAATATTATCCTATCCCATATGCAAGATTTGATTAATGAGAGCATAACCTATGAAGCGGTGGCTAAAGAAATCAACAGCGTAATCAATGACCAGAAAGCACTCCAAGAGCAATATGGGAATTTACTGGCACAAAATGACGCTTCAGCTAAGCAAGCCCAGCTTGAACAGATACTCACGGCCCAATACGGGCAGCAGGAGGCTACTATCGAGGACCTGAGCAACGCCTATACGGCGTTGTCGGAAGGACGTAAGCTGGAGGAAGCCCAGCTTAGCAAGCTGGCGCAGACCTACCCGGAAATTAAGGAATATTTACAGGAAACCGGAGATCTCACCCTGAAAAACGGGCAGATCATCGCCGAGGCAATGAACGGGATTGATTACAGCGGACAAATCAGCGCCCTTAATGATCTGTCCGGCGCCTATCAGTCCTTGTCGGAGGGGCAGATGCTTTCCGTCAGTCAGCTCTATGAGCTTGGTCAGCAATACCCGCTGATTAATGAATACATCAATCAAACAGGCGACCTGACACTTCAAAACGGCGAGATATTAAAGCAGGTATATGAAATCCAGCGGCAAAATACCATTGAGACACTGTCTGCCAATCAGGCGCAAGCTGAAGCAATGGCACAGAAAACCTCCGCTAATATCCGAAATATTGAAGCAGAAATTCAAGCCATGCAGCTTTTACTGTCTCTATATCGGGATCAGGCAAGTATTCAAATGACGCAAGACAACATTGCTAGCAAGCAAAAAGACTTGGAAAACCAAAAAGCTATTCTTGATGAGCATAAGGCCGCCGCAGATAAAGCCGCTGCGGCAATCAAAGCCCTCAGCGGCAAATCAGCCAATATCGGCTGGAGCAGCGGCAGCAGTACGAAAAAAGGGTCTTCTAAATCTTCCGCTTCTACTAAAAATGAAGCCTATCAGGCTGAGCTCAAGCAACTTGAACATAAGAGAAAGATGGACCAGCTGACCTCCCAGCAGGAATTAGACTGGCTCCAGCGGCTCAGCAAACAGTATAAGCTTAGTGCCGATGAAAAGATGGACCTGGAGTACCGTATTTATTCCGTCCAGAAAAAGTTGCAGGAAGAGGCCGAAAAGGCGGCGGCAGAGCGCCTGAACGCTGAATATAAGGCCATTGAAAATAAAAAGTCCCTTGGCCAATTATCCGCACGGGAAGAGCTCGCCTGGCTGCAAAAAATCCAGCGGACTTTTAAAATGAACAAGGAAGAACAGATGGAGCTGGAAATTAAGCTCTACAATCTCAAAAAAGAACTCCATGAGGAGGAAATCAATAACCTGAATACCATCGGAGACGCCGTCACAGAGGCCCTCCGCCAACGCTATGAGCAGCAAAAACAGGACGAAGAAAAACGGATTGACGAGAGCATTGAAAACTGGCAAACCTGGGAGGATGAAACCTGCGAGGCCATTCAGGGCCAAATCGACGCGCTGGACGAGCTGGAAAAGCAGCAGGACAGCGAGGAAAAACGCCGGGAGTATGAGAACAAACGGCAGGCTGCCGCGCTTCAGCTAAAATATGAGAAGGATGATTACAACCGCAAGCAAATTGAAAAGCAGATTGCTCAGATGGACGCGGAAGAGCAGAAACGGCTGGACGAGGAGGCGCGCGAGGCTGAGCGAAAACGCCTGGAGGAACAGATGGAGCAAATCAAGGAAACCTCTTCCCAACAGCAGCAGGCGCTTGAAAAGGAAAAAGAAGCGCTTGCCGAACAGTATGAAGAGCTGCTGAAAGAATTTAACCTACGGGCGGAAGCAGAAAAGACCATTATGGAGAGCTCACAAAAGGAGATCCTGTCTCTGATTCAATCCTATGCGCCGGAATATGGCCTGGCTGGACAAACGCTTGGAGAGAAACTGGTAGATGGGTTCAAGGCAAAGGTTGGGGACATCGAAGCCTATCTTGAAAAGCTTACCAGCGGTTTGGCAAAATACCAGCAGCAAATGGCGGCAGCTGCCAACCAGGCCGCGGATCGGTTCTGGGCGTCCCGCAAGGAATACGACGAGCACATCTCTTCCCTAGCTCCTTCTCAAAAGCCGGTCAGCATTAATATGGCGGTCAATTTCAACCAGCCGGTTCAAAGCCCCATAGAGGTCAGGCGGGAATTAAACCGGGTGTCGGAGGAAATGGCCCGGAGAATAGGAGGCTGAATATGCAGCAAATAACCTATGTGCCGCCCGGCGGTTCCTATGAGGACCCGGAGCGCCGGGTGGATTTAGCACTGGCTCCGCCGTACATCATCGGTACCCTGTCCGGTACCGGGGGCCCGGAGCTCACGGTACTGTCCTCAACCGCGCCGGGCGTCG